CACGGTCGACACCACCATATTGATGACCACCAGCCAGCCGTGCCCATCGAAGCTGGGTGGCGCCACGGTGCCCGGGCCTTGTTGGATGGCTTGCGCGGCCAGACTGCTCGCCGCGCTGAGCATGAGGAAGGTCACGCCGCCACCTCCGCGGCATCTGGCGCCACTACAGCCTGCCAGTCGATCTTCGCTGCGTCGGCGAGTGCGGCGAGGTGCGGCGCGGCAGCAACATCGACCTTAGCCTTGCGTCGTGCCGCCTCGATCCGGGCACCGATCGGGCGCCACTGGTCCGCCTGGGCGACGATCTCCATCGCGAGAGATGCTACGCTCATACCAAGCGCCTCAGCTTCAGCGTCCAAGAAGATCGTTGGGCCGTCGTCGTGGGCCAGGACGCGTCGCGCCTCGACCTCCTTCTCCAGGTAGGTTGCCATCTGCCCTGGCGTGTTCGTGATGAACATCGACCGGACCTTGTCGGCGTCCTGGTCGATGCTGGCAGCATACGAAGCCTTGATGATGGGGATGTCGATGCCGCCGAGCGCAAGTGCGGCCTGCGACGGGATGCGCATGATTCCGACGCCTTGAGGCAGCTGCGAAGTTTGAAGTATGGTGGTATTTTCCGGTCCTTGACCCACTGAGATCAGATCTCCGGTCTCTTCGTTGTACAGGACGTAGTGTTCCATGAAGCCGCTCCTTAGCGCTTGATCTCTTGGACCTTGATTGTGCAGCCGGCCTCTGCCCACGTCGGGGCATCCGTTTCCTGGTTGAAGTAGTCGATCGCCAGCGTGTAGGTGCCCGGCACCCATCCAGTGGCCATCCAGTTGAGCGCGATCGGCACCTGGAAGTTGTCGTTCGCGCCCACCATCCAGATCGGCCACGAGTCCTCGATGCCGCCGCCGCTGTTGAAGTTGATGAGCCGGAACACCCCGGTGATGTCGTCCCCGGACTTCATGCGCAGGTTCGCCAGCAGATCGAGGGTGCTGCCTGCCTCTGTCTTCTGGAAGGTAAGCTGCATGATGCGCGTCTGCTGATTGGCCGGTAGGCTCACCGCCCCGGCGCTTCGTGCCCACTGGATCGATTGTGCTGCATTGGGTGCCAGCTTGGACGTGTAGATGGTCCCGTCCACGAACACGTCGCCGCGGATCGTCAGGTTGCCGATGATGTCGACCCCGGACTGCAGGTTGCCGTTGCTGTCGAAGGCGTAGACGGTGAGCTGGGCGCGCCCGTTGCCGGCAACCGCCTCCTTGGACCAGCGCGCACCGGAAGTGCGATCCAGTGCGGTGGCGGCCACCTGCTCCGTCGTGGTGAGGCGAGCGGCCTGACTGCCTGTCGTCGCCTCCAGGGTGGTGGTGCGCTGCGCCACTGCTTGGTTTGCGGCAGCGGCAACCAAAGCATTCGAATCGATAGCCGCAGCCGCCGCAGACAGGCCACCGGAAGGGCCGGCGAACACGTAGTCGACCAGGCCCGACTGGCCGCTGGGCACCTTGGCCATCATGGGCCGCGTCATGAACATCCACGACTGGTCGTTTGGCGGGTTGGCCTGCCAGGCCCCCTTCTGCACCACGAACCGGGCGCACCGCGCGTCGCTCGGCACCACCGCCTGGGCCCCGACGCGCTTGAAGCTGGACAGGCTGGCCGACCCGCGGTGGGTGTTGCCCACGCCCTCGCTGGACGCCGCGTCGCGCAGGTAGGCGCGGGCAGCCGTGCCCCACTGAATCATGAGCGAGTTCACGCACTCGCGCGACGCGAGCCAGGCGCTGATCTGGATCGTCATGCCCGGCTCGACGGTGACCCACTCGCTGATGATCGCCCCCGCCGAGGCTCCGTCCCTGGTCTGCCCCAGCAGTCCCATGTAGTGCTCGCCCTCGACCAGGCCGAAGTCGGCGTTTGTGCGGCCCCAGAAGAACTTGGGAACGTCTAGGACCTGCTCCCATGAGGACAGCCCATCCAGCCAGCGGCTGTTGGCGAGCATGTTGCCGCCACTCAAGCCTCCGGCATAGGACGCCGCCAGTGAAGCGCTGCTCGCCGCCTGCGCCGCCTTGTCGGTCGCTACAGCGGCCGAACCGCTCGAAGCTTCGGCAGAAGCTTTGGCGTTACCTGCGCTGGTCGATGCTGAATTGGCAGAGCCGGACGCCGATTGCGCGTACTGCCCGGCCGCAGTGCTGGAAGCCTGAGCGCTGGTGAAGCTGTCGTTCGCGGCCTTGGCCGAGTCGCTCGAGTTCTTGGCGAAGGTCTGCGCGCTGGTGGCGCTCGTCTGCGCCGCCGACGCCAACTGGCCGGCCTCCGTTGCCTTGGTGCCTGCGGTCGCTGCGGAGCTGGCTGCCGCGTTGGCCGCGACCTCGGCGGTCACGTCGCGCACGGTGACGTAGTCGACCTCGTAGATCGCGGTGGCGTTCTGGTTGCGGTCGTTGATGAAGACGGCCGGGGCGAAGGAGGCGGCCGCAGGGTTGATGAGCTGGTGGCCTGCGAGGTCGGACTTTCCGATGGTCGCCTTGCTGTCGACCCACTCGTCGTTGGCGAAGGCGTAGCCATTGAACAGCGGGTAGTTGCCGATGCCGGCCGCAGGGAGGCGATTGCCCGCCGCGTCGAACATCAGGTAGCCCACGTAGAAGTCGCTGCCCGAGGGGCCTGCAGCCAGACGCGCGCTGGCAGCCAGCTCGAACTTTTGGGTGGTGGACGTGATCGGGTAGCGGCGCTTGGACACGAGGCCGACGCGCTTGCCAGGCTTGTTGGCGATGAGGTTGGAGCGGCCGTTATCGACTGCGAGGACCATCACGTCCGCCAGTGCGCCGTAGGCCACGATCTCGTAGCCATCCACGCCGTTGACGAACTCCTGGTCGCCGGTGGCCTTCAGCGCGCTCTGGTAGACCGACGAGGTGACCGCCTGGGCGCTCGATGCGGTGTTGGCCGAGCCTGCGGCGTTCGTCTCGCTAGTGGACGCCTGCGACGCGCTCGTGGCGGCGCTGCCGGCGGCGGTCTCGGCGCTCGTTTTGCTGGCCAGGGCCGCGGCTGCGCTCGTGCCCGCGTCACTGGCCTTGGTGCCGGCCGTCGCGGCGCTGGAGGCGGACGCTGCGGCGTAGTCGGCCGCTGCCTGTCGGTCGGTGACGTCGACGGTGCGGAAGTACTCGACCTCGACGGTGCCGCCGGCGCCCGCCGTGCCGCGCAGGAGGGGCATGACGTAGGCCCAGGCCCAGCCAGTACCGCGCCCGTCGATGGGGTACTCGACGTCGGTCCAGCCGGCTGCCACGGTAAGGGGGCGAAAGCCGCTGAACGTGCCACCAGCTGCCGGTCCCGTGGGGCTGTTGGCGTACTCGAAGTCAGTCGAGAGGGTGGCGTCGGCGCCCACCGCGCGAATTCTCGCCTGGTAGCGCAGCAGTCGGCCCTTCGACGGGACCGGCCGGACGTACGCCAGGCCGTAGGCGCCACCCACCTTGTAGACGTTGCCGCTGACGGCCCCCGCGAAGTCGCTGTCCGGGATAGGCACGCCCCCGCCCCAACCACCCGAACGGTAGAGCGCGCCCTTCTGTGCGAAGGTTAGCGGGAAGTCGGCCGCCAGCGTTGCCGCGCTGGCGCTCTTGGCGGAGACGGTGGCGCTGGAAAAGGCGCTGTTCGACGAACCCGCGGCATTGCTCTCGCTGGTGGCGGCCTGGCTCGCGCTGGTGGAGGCCTCGCCGGCCTTGGTCGTGGCGATGTCCGCCTGGGCGGTCGCCGTGCTGGCGGACTGGCCTGCGGCGTCCGCCTTTTGCGTGGCGATCGTTGCCTGACCCGAAGCCGTGGTGGCAGAGCCGCTGGCGCTGCTGGCAGATTGTGCCGCATCACGCGCTTTCTGGTCGGCGGCTGTCTGCGCAGCTTCGGCCGCGGTCTTTGCCCCGACCGAGAGATCGCGTGCGGTAGCGGAGTTGGTGGCCGCTGCCTTCGCGTTGTCCTCCGACGCCTTCGCCGCGCTCGCGCTCGCCGCAGCGGATGCGGTTTCGCCATAAGTCTCAACCAAGGCATCGATGTCGGCGACGTTCTTGGACGTCAGCTTGCCGATCGCGTCGATCGCGTCGCGCGCTGCCTGGATGCGATCGTTCACCTGCGCGGCCGGCACCCCGCCGACCGCTGCAGTGTCCTTCGACGTGTTCTCAGCCGTCACATCGGCGTTGTCGTCGGGCTTGGTGCCGAGCGGGTCCGTGACGTCCGGCCAGGCAACGCTGGCGGTGAACGGCTCGACCTTGCCAGCCGTGCTCAGGCCTTCGACCGTCAGCGAAAGGCGGCTGATCGTGGTGTCCACCGCGATCGAGAAGTCGCTGAAGAACCCGTAGATCGTCAGCGTCTCCACGCCATCGGCGCCGATCCATAGCGCTGGGAGACCATGCATCGCGGCGATGCGGTCGGCGACCAGATCGATCGCGTCGGTGCGCAACACCGCCTTGACCGCCATCCGCTTGGCCCAGGCGCGCTCGACGACGGTCACCTCGCCGAATTCATCCGTTTCCTTGCGGCTAAAGTCCGTGATGCCGGCGGAAGGAGAGACTTCGGTGTGGCCAAGGCCGACGAGCTTGCCGACCACCAGCGTGCCCACCGACTTGGTACCCGTGCCGGCGATGGTGATCGCGATGTTCGCGGTCGTCTCCGGCAGATCGAGGAAGCTGACGGTACCGCTGGCGTTCGGCGCGGCGGTCCGGTCGAAGCCTGGCGCCTGAACGCGCACGGTCGCTGCCGACACATCGAGCAGCACCAGCGCATCGACCGCACCCGCGTTGATCGTCAGGCTGATCGTATCCGCGCTGGCCGTTTCCGACCCCAGCGCCTGATCGAACATCGCCCACCGGTTTGTCGGGCCGATGTCGGTCCATTTCCCCGACGCCCCGGCAGGATCGTTGCCGACGTTGCCGACCGCGCCGCTCTCGTAGATCCGGTGGGTCGCCGCCTTGATCACGCGCGCGCCGACCGGATACGTCGTGCCAGCCGCCCACTCGGCATAGTCGTTCTCGGGCACGCTGGTGGCGATCAGGTTGCCATCACCGATGGCGACCGGCTGTAGCAGCATGAGGGCGGAGGGATCATCACCGGGTGCCGGATCGGTACCCGGGTCGGTGACGTTCTCGGTGGCCGTGAGCCCCTCCACCGTCAGCGTGCAGTAGCTGACCGGCGGCATGTTCAAATCAATCGAGAAGTCCTTGTAGAACCCTCGAAAGTCGAGCCAGCTGTAGCGGTCGTCCGCGACCCACCGAACTGGCGTGGCGCGCAGGGCTGCCAGCTGGCGCTGCAAAGCATCGGCCTGAGCAAATGGCACGATCAGCTTAACCTGCATGCGCCGGGCGAACCCGCGCCGCACCACCTTGGTCACGCCGTAGTCGTCGGTCTCGCGCCGGGAGAAGTCCGAGATGCCGATCGTCGGCGTGGCCTCGGTCTCGCCCAGGTCGATGCTGGTGCCGTCGTCGAGAACGACCCTCATGCGGCTTGTTCCACCGCCAGCGCATTACCGCTTGGCGTCACGTTGCGCAGGATGGTTGTGGATGCGCCGGTGTTGCTGGCGATGGCTGCAAGAGCGACAAGCAACTGCTGAAGCATAGCTGCTAACTCCTCACGGGTATCGCGCAACTCGGCCGACACGTTGTCCGACTGGCCATTGCCACCGGGCAGGCCCGTGATCTGGGGCGCCGGAGCGCCTGCCAGGCGCGCAACGCCTTCCAAGGTCGCAGCAGTCTCCGCCTTCACCCGATCAAGCTCCTGGCGGCTCGTGGCGGCGTTCTGGGCGGCCTCGATCAGCGACTGGCTGAGATCGGCCAGCTTGGACGCCGCCGCCTGATCGCCGCTGCGCGCCGCGCCCACCGCCGCGTTGAACTGGCCCTGCAATGTCGCGAAGCTCGCTCCATCGCTGCCGCCGGTGAGACCACGAATGCGGTTCACCTCGTCCATCAGATCGCCGCCGATCGAAGCCCAGGCATCGCGCAGCTGCTCGGCCTTCGCCGCCGCCTCGCTCTGGGCTTCCGTCAGCTTGGCTTGCGCCGCCGTGGCATCCTCGACCACGTAGAGACGCCGCAGCTCGGCGCGGACGTTGTCGTTCAGCGCGTCCTTCAACTCCTTGGCGCGGGCGATCTGCTTAACGGTGTTGTCGTCGCCTTGCGCCTCGGCGATGCGGCTGCGGATGTCCTCGATCGCGTCCCGCTCCTTGTCGAGCGCCTCGTTGCGGCGGATCGTCAGCAGCTGCTCAAGCTGGGCGTATTCCTCTGCGGTGGCGCCGGCCTCCTTGAACACGACACGAAGCTGGTCGAATTGCCGGTTCACCTCGTCCAACGCGGCGCCCACCGGATCGGTGACGCCCTTCAACTCGGTGAACACGCCTTCGAAGCTCATCGCCTTCTGCAACTGCGCTTGCAGGTCGTCGCCCGCCTTCAGCAGGTTGTTCGTCGAGTTGCGGATGCCGGTGATGGCGCCGCGCTCAATGGCTAGCTTCATGGCGTAAGCGACCGCCGCCTCGGCATCGTCGTTGAAGTCGACCGCACCCTTCTTGACCTTGAGCGAGGTGCCACCTTCGTTCACGCGATAGTCGCCGTGGCGCACGCCGACGCTGATCTTGCCGAAGTCGCCGATCACACCGCCCAGCTGGGTCGCCAGATCCTTGAGCCCGCTGAAGATGCTGTTGCCGGTCTGGAGCGCAGCTTTCTCGGACGAACCGCTGTTGCCGCTTGCTGCCGACACGCCGGACGAGGAGAGGTCGACCCGTCCCCACTTCACCTTAGTCATCATGCCGCCCAGCACGTTGCCGAGCACCCCGCCGAGCATCGAACCAAGCGGGCCAGCGAAGTCACCCAGGCCCTTAGAGATGCCCTCCAGCCCTTTACCCAAGACCTTCTCGACCGCCTTGCTGCCGCCGAGTGCGCCGCCGATTGCCGAACCTGCCTGCTCAGACTTGGACCGTCCGCCAAGCAGGCGGCCAGAAATCATGCCGATGCCCGCGCTTTGAATGGCACCGGCGAGGGAGCCTGAAAGCTGCTTACTCATCTTCGGGAATACTTTCGTAATCCCGTCAGAAATGATCTGAGCTTGTTTTTTGTAGGACGCCTGTCCGTCACTCGTTGCCAAGCCGGCCAAGCTGCCAAGCCCACCCATGTTGAGGAGCGACGTGATCGGGTCGTTGGACGTGAGAACGCCCATAAACTTGCTAAGGGCACCTTTGCCCAACATGCCATTCAAGGCACCAAGGCGTGACGCAGCGTTATCGATCTCCGCGCGCATCTCTCCGTAAGCCGCGCCGGTCGCCTTGATGGCGGCGATCTGGTCGGGAGTCAGATCGATGTGTTCCTGCCGCGCCTTTTCAAGGGCCTCCTGCTCGAAACGATAAGCCTCAAGCATCGCACCAGTCAGGCCTAGCTCACCACGCTCAGCCTCCATGGCGCGTTGCATCGTCTCTGTGTTGACGATGAGGTCTTCCATGAACTTGCGATTGTCGTTTGCCGCCTGCTTGTCGGCCAGGGCCGCAGCCTTCCCACGCAAGCGCGCATCCGTGAGGTCGTCGATTGCATCCTTGCCGCCGTTGGTCGCCTTGTTCAGAAGGTCCTGATATGTCGTGAGGGCGGTCAGCTCTTTGCCATAGACGCCGATCTGCTCCCCCGCCTGACCAATGGCGCGGATCTGGGTTGCATACTCTTCGTTTGCCGCCTTGAGGTTCTGCGCCTTACGGAGCGCAATCTGTGCTTCGGTGAGCTGGTCGGCCAAGGTCATCAGGACCGCGCGTTGCTGTTCAGTGACGTGGATGCCCTTGGCTTGCGCGTCATTCAGTAGCTTTTGTTGGTTGGTAAGCTCCAACGCGGCATTGTCCGAAAGATCTAGCGCCTCCCTCTGCGCTTTAAGCATGGTGATTTGGCGCTGAATATCGGCGGTCAGATCCGCGAACTTCTCAGCTTCAGTCTTCGGCTCCTTACGAGCCTTGGCAGCCTTCTCCGCGTCCTTGGCCTCTTTGAGGATTCGACCCCTAGTGTTGTTGCGTGCTTCTTTTCCAACATCAGCCCAAAAGCGGTCCAGCATCCCCTTGCTCTCGCTCAGGCCTTGACCGAAGCCATCCGAGACTGCCGTCGCAAGGTTCTGCGCCTCCCCGGCATAGGGATTTTCTTGGCGTCCGAGCTGCACGCCCTCCAGCTTGCCGAACCCTTCCATGCCGACCTTTGCGGCCGCTGCATTCGCAAGATCGATCAGACCGTTAAGGCCATTCACCGCCTTGTTGATCATCCACTCGATGCCGGCGACAGTGGCGTTCGCGGCAGAGATTACGATATCGCCGATGGCGGCAGGCAGGATCTTCCAAGCGGCCTTGATCGCGTAGACGCCTCCTACGAACCCGCCAACGACAAACTCGATCGCCTTGGCGCCGTAGGTGGTGATGAAGTCGAGCGTGCCGTTCCAAGCATCCTTCAGCCACTTGAGGGGGCCGTCAAATGCACTGGTCAGCCGGTCGCCGACTACCTCGAAGAACGCGAAGAACGTGTCACCGATGGTGACGCCAGTCTCGATGCCAGATTCCTTGACGCGCTTGAGCTGCTTCTCGGTGAGGCCCATACCATCGATGACGGACTTACCACCCTTGTTGATCTCGCGTGCGCCAAGCGCAAAGCCTGTGCCGATAGCGAGTGCGGCAGCAGAAACGGCAGCGATGATCGGGAGAAGCGGCGCGACTGCGGCGTAAATCTGAGCGCCTGCCGCCTTCGCTACCACGCCCACCGTCGTACCGGTTGCGATCGCCTTTTCCTGGAAGATGTCGAGTAGCTGCGGACCCTGCTGGATGGCGATCATCAGTGGGTTCATGCCCATAGCTGCAGTGACACCAATGTCGGACATCTGCCGGCTGAAGTTCAGGCCTTCGCGGGCGGTGAACTTGAGGGATTTGCCGACATCATCCACCGACTTTGTCGCGTTCTGATAAGTAGCAACCGTGCCGCGCATCTGGGCGACGAACTGCTGATGCGTGATCGCGCCCTGAGCAAGGGCTTGCCGAAGAACGTTGACCTCGTCCTTGTATCGCTGAAGTGCCGCCCATGCAGGGTCGATCGAGCCTTTCAGCCGCGCCACCTCTCGCGTGAACTCGGACACACCGGCGCCAGCGCCTCTGCCGATGCTCGCCAGATTGTCGTTTGCGGCCTTGGCGTTCCTGGCAATCTCCCCCGAGGCATCCTTCACGAGGCGCCGCACCTTATCCATGTCGGACTGGAGGCGTGCGACCTCTGCGACGATCTCGATGGAAAGGCGACCAGCAGAGCCGCCACCAGCCTGGATGCCTGCCATGCGCCTGTCCTTTCCTATTTCAAGTTGAAGTCTGAAGCGCCCCGATGAGCGCTGCGAACTGTTGATCGACCCGCTTGCGCGCCGCCGTTTCGTTAACCTGGAGACGCGGCTCCGGGCAGCCTGGCTTGCGAGCATCGGATCGTCGATTCACGAACGTCTTGGAAAGGCGCCGAACTATTCGGGCCTCCCACGGATCGAGCTCGATACCGACCTGCGATGACCAGGCCGCGATGTCCTGCCATGCCAGTGGACCGTCGCCGGCAGTTGGCCCGATCTCCAGAAGCCAGTCTGTAAGATGAGGGGCAGGGTTGTCCGGCAGCACGATGTCGTGATCGTCTGCCTTCATCCGATCCAATCGAGTGACCGGCTCAGGCCTTGGGCCCTTGCCGGTATGCTCGACCTCCGGCGCGGTGTTCAGCCAGGCGAGCTGCCTGACCCAAAGTTCTAGGCCGACTGCGATGCCTTCGTAAAATTTTCCCAGCTCCTGGTGTCATCCAGCAGATGATCCCGGATAAACCATAGGCGGGGATCGCTGTAGACGGCACGGACAGTGTCAGCATCGCCCTGTACCTCGTCGAACTGGAGGTGATTGAAGCGCTTGGTGATTGCACACAGGAACTCGACGTTGTCCTCGTCCTCGTTGTTCAGCGCGGCTTCGAACTTGCCGTTTGCCTCGCGCGAACGCTTGATCGCCTTACGGCGCTTCGCAGCGTCGGCGACCTGCCAGATCTTGGTCGCCGGTCCAAACACGGTGGCGGTGATCGCGGCGCCGGTATCCGGATCAACGAGCGGGGTGCCATCTGCATTTTTGACGGGCAGGTCGCTCACGTCGGCAACGCGCAGACTGGTGATGTTCAATGGCATGGAAGAGATTACCTTTTCACGGAAGGGTGCCCCGCCGGCTCCGTGACGCCGACGGGACATGAGGGCTCAGCAGGGCTGAGCAAAGCTCACGGGCAAAGGCAGGATCAGGTCGGGAGAACGATGACGATGCCGTCTTCGGTCTGGCTTACGATCGAGTATTCGAGTGTGATCTGGCGGGTCGCGATGGTGTTCGTGTCGCCGTAGTTGCGAGGACCACCCATCACGAGCGCGCGACCATAGACATCGCCCAAGTTCGGGTTCGAGATCTTGACCGAGTAGAACGCATCCGAGTTCGTGGCGGTGTCGACCAGCGCCTGACCGGCGTCCTTCGGATCAATGCCAACGGTAATCGTCTGCGTGCCCAAGGTGTAGCCGCCCTTGGCCTTGCTATCGCCGCGGTTCGCGATGTTGCGCCAGGTCACGATGTCATAGACCCGGCTCGGAATGTCGCCCAGGTCGCTGACCTCGCCGATCTGGGTAAACGTCAGGGCCTCATAGCCCGCCTTGGTGTAGTTAGCGGGCACGGCAGCCGAAATGGCAAGCGTCGTCCCGGCCGCTGTGAAGACCGTCATCAGTTTTCTCCGTGAGGAAGTGCCCTGCATCGCACAGGGCTAAGTCATTGCCGGGATCGGCAATCGGGTGGTCAGTCGGCCATGTCGGGCGACTGCGATTCCGTGGGTGCAGGTGGCACCGCGGCAGGCTCCGCTGCCTTGGTGCGCGTTCTCGCCGGAGCAGTGGCCTTCGGCTTGCTGGGCTTCGGCGCGCGCTCCACCAGGCCGGTAGGCTCAAGATCCTGGAACTGCTGCAGCGGCATAGGCACCTTGGCGCCCTCAGCGTAGTCGCTGCCGTTGAGATTGAAGGCGCGCTTGGCGATGGTATCGATCATGTCACCGGGTCTCCGTATAGGTCGTGATGAAGTCCTGCGTGCTCATCCAGACCGAGGCATCAGCCGCTCGGAAATCAGGGCCAGCGCCTTCCGTGTGGATGGTGACGTTCGTAATTCCGGGCACATCGGGGTTGATCCTATCGGCAGCGGCGCGGCGCACAGCTCGCTCGATGGCCTTCTGCTCAGGGTAGTTACGAGCGTGCACCGTCGCCTGGACTCGCTCGCGAACATGCCGCGTCGCGCCGGGCGATGGGACGTTGCGGTCAACCTTCGAGATGCTAGCAAGCGAGATAGCCGGAAGGCTGGCGTTGAGCGGCAGATCCCCAGCGTGGATGCTGTCAGCGGGAACGAGGGACACGAGCGGTACCTCGGCGATCATGACTGACCGAACAGCAGCAACGCCGTCCATCAGGCAGCCTCTTGTATCGGTGCGACGAAGCCGGTCTTCTTCTCGAGAAAGGCTCGGATGCGGGTAGCAAACGCCGCGATTGCCGCCTCGGCTTGCGTGTCCAGCGCGGGACGCATGAACGGGTGCGCGGCATGGCCAGGATGGTGGATGATGCCGGAGACGAACCGATCCCCGATCTGCATGGGCCGCAGCGTGACTTTGCCAGTACCTTGAGCCGCCTTGCGGATCGCGACCTTGCCCTGACCCTTGCCAGTACGAGCGATAAGGTGCGGCTTCACTCCATACTCGGCGAAAAAGCCAAGGAACCCGTCAGGCTTTTCCTCATCGACGTACACGCGGATTGAGAACGTCCCGTCCTGGTTCTGGCGTGGACTGCCCTTGCGGATCGCCTTGGCGACTTTAGGCGACCACCCGGATGCCAGTAGCCGGGCTTCCTGCAGCGGCGGGTCTGCGGCCGCAGTGAGTGCCTGGCGATAGGCCTGCTTCTGCATGTTCCCGGGCAGTGCAGCGAGGAACTTGTCGAGATCGGCGACGCCATTCACCGGTGAAGCGCGGCTCATGGTTCCTGCCCTTCCGTGCTCAGTTCCTCAGCCATCATTTCAAGCCCGTCGCGTCGGCCCATCTCAACTGGGCCAGAGACGATCCGCATGATCCTGCCGGCATAGATGATCCGCATGTCACCAGTGATGTCGGTGCGATATCGGATGCGGACACGAGCCGGGCGCCGCTGAATCGAAACGCTCTGATCCACACGCTCCGCACGACTGGGCAGCACGTCCTGCACTTGCGCCCAGACCTTCACGTGCTCTGTCCAAGTCTCCTCGGATGTGCCGTAGATCGGATCGCGAGTGACTTCCCGCCGCTCGAAGATGATCCGTCGATCGAGCGTCCCAGCGGCCATGCCCCCCATCAGATCAGTACCCGGCAGAAGGGCGCGCAGATCTGGCGAACGCCAAACGGGATCTCTGCTTCGGTACCGCGATCTGTTACCGCCTCGCGGTTCTTGTACAGGTGGCCCAGGAACAGACGCACCGCGGCGAGTAGCGCGGGCGGCGCCTGGCCGGGAGCATAGCCTGCCTTGAACTTGATAGTCACTTCGCCACCGACATCGCTAGGCCAGTCGCCGCCGATCGCAGGCAGGATGTCGCCTCGGGCTGAAAGCCGGTAGGCCGCTGCCGATCCATTTACCTGTGCGCCTGCGTTATTGTACCAGCTGACGGCGGTCACGGCAGACACAGGCGAAACGCTGAGCTGCAACGCAGCAGCTGCCCGGCGCGGGAATGAGGCGGCACGCCACTCCACGTCCGTTTCGATCAGCTTGATGCCACAGTATAGCTCGACAACCTGGATCGAGGCATCGCGCAGCGCTTCGATCAGGTCATCTTCGTCACCTCCATCGATCCTCAAGTGCTGCTTGCACAGGTCTAGGGGCAGCAGCGCCTCCCCGTACCCGGCAGGATACGGGGAGTGCAGCAGCTCGAAGATCATGATCGTGTCCGCTCAGCCTGGCCGTCAGTCAGCCGCGTCCGCGGCCTTGCGCTTGGGGGCGGCCGCCTTGTTCACGGGCTCGGGCTGCATCTTGTTCTCGAGGTCCTGAGCTGCCTTCTCCGAACCCGCCTGAGTGCCCGCTCGAGCGGCTGCAAGCTGAGCCTCCAGGTCGGCGATCCGTGCGTTCGCCGCAGCTGCAGCGGCACTGGCGCCGGCATCGGCTTCACGAAGTTGCGCAAGCTCGGCCTCGGCCTTCTCGGCGCGCGCGCAAGTGTCACGCACCTGGTCAGTCAGCTTGGCGTTGTCCTCGGCAGCACGGTCGAGCTCGTGCTGGTGGCGCTCACGGAACTGGTCAGCCGTCTCTAAGTCCACCACATCAGCGGCTTGGTCTGCTGCATGATCGTCATCAGCCGCAAGCAGGCCCATCTCGATTAGCGTCTTCGCTTCGGAGGCCGGCATCGTGCGGGTACCGTACTTCTGGTCCCCCGGCACGTAGGGGTTGAGCGGATCGTCGCCAATATGGGTCTCAAGTACTTTGTAAGTCTTCATCTCTCGTCTCCCGAGAAGTTCGTGGGCGGTATGGTGGCCGCCCACTTGCAGGTTGCGGCTTAGAAGGCGCCCTTGATCAGAGCCGCCGGGCGCTTCACGGCCATCGCCAAGCGCTCTTCCGCGCGCATGGTGAAGAGGTTCTTCTCGAAGTCGTCGGCGTTTTCGGACGAGATCAGCACTTCAACGGTCATGCGATCGTAGAGGGTGGCCGCGCGCTTGAAGTCACCAGTAAGGAATGAGCCAGCGGCCATCGAGACGGTAGCAGCGACCGGGCGGCCCCAGAGCGTCGGACCGGCCATCTGGAGCGGATTGGCGAAGATGTAGCCGCCCGCAGCGTCCTTCAGGATCTCGATGTTGTACCAGTCGATCGGGTTCAGCACGAACGCAGTCGGCGAGTACAGCGCGAGGGTGGCCTGCAGCACGCCGGCACGGAGCTTGTCGATTGCAGTGGCTGGGGCGGTCGCACCAGTGGGCAGAGCGTAGGGCGTCGCCTGCGGCATCAGGCCGAGCAGGTTCTCGCCGGTGCCGTCGCCAAGCAGAATTTGCGCATCTTCAGCCAGCGCCAGGCCGTAGCGCATCTCGGAGTCGATCTCCCCCTGTAGCTGCGGAGCATCGTCCATCGCCTGCCGAGTCAGCTTCGCCAGGTGGGCGAGCGTGCGAACAGGCGTCGACACGCGCGACCAGCCATAATTGCTGTACGGCTTCGCATTGCCCTCGGCGACAGGCGCCGCCGCATTGGTGCGGGTCGTCTGCTTGGCGTAGTCGATGCTGGGCGAGGTGGTCGGTACCACCGTGACGAGATCGCGGAGGATCACGTCAGGACGCTTCGGCATATCGGTGACGCCGGGATCGCGCTGGCTGACAATCAGCCCGCCGGCCGAGCCGGACGCCGACGTGATCGCCTTCAGTTCGAGCCGCATGGACCCTTGGGCACCGCGATCGATGTAGGCCTTCAGCTGCTCGCTTTCTGCGAGCTGTGCGCCGTAGGACTTCACCTCGACGCCGTCATCATCGCTGCCACGGCGAGCCATCTTCTGCTCCAGCTCATCCACGCGAGCCTTCGCTTCGTTCATGCCGGTGATCGCCTGGTCCGCCAGTTCCTTGGCAGACTTGGACAGGTCTTCACCCCGATCCATGCGGCCCTTCAGGTCGGTTGCGATGCCCTTCACTTCGTCGATCTTGGTATCGAACAGCGCTTTTGCCTCGGCGGCCAGTTCGGTCGCCGACTTGGTCTCAGTCGTCATGATGTATTTTCCCTGTCTGGGGTGAGTCAGGCGCGAAGTTGCGCCCCAAGTGCCAACCAGAAGTCGGCTTCGGGTTCATTGCCGGGCTCACCCCGGAGCAATGGTGCCAGGCCCTTCGTAGCGATGAAGGTGCGCTGGCTTTTCGAGAACCCTGCCTCACGCAGGAAGTCCTCAAATTCGGGTAGGTCGGGCAGTTCGCCCTCGATCAGCTTGGCCTTGAGATCGGTGATCCGCGCCAGGTCGTTTGACCCTTCCGGCACGAGTGAGATCTCGGCGAGGCCGACAGATTGCAGCCGCCGCTTGATGTTGCCGGTGCCACGCACGGCCTTGCGCGGCTTGAAGCCGATCGACAGGCCAGAGAGTGCGCCATCCTCCATCAAGGCATAGTGGAAGCGACCCCGGTCGGTCTCCATGCCGGAGAGCTTGCCCTCGACATAGAGGCCCTTGCTGTCCTCCTTCATCGATTGCCACTTGCCGACTGGCAGATCCGAGCCGGTGAACGGGTTCGCCACAGAGCCGTGCATCATCTTCATCGCCGGCAAGTTGCCGCGATCCGCCCACTCGCGAAGAGAGTCCGCAAAGGCGCCAGCCTCAATCACGTCGCCATGGCTGTCAACATTGCCGAAGATCGCGCCGTACCCAGCAAAATGGCCGGTCTTGGCGTCCAGCGCTTCAGGCGCGAACTTGAACTCAAGCCGTTCCATCGATCTTCTCCTGGCCCGCCGCTGTGATCGGCACGTTCTGCATTTGCATGCGCGGGGTATCGCCACCGGCCACGGGCGGCAGGTTTTCTAGGGCTCGCACTTCGTTGATAGTCATCCAACCATCGCCAAGCGCCGACTTGTAGAAGTTTGAACGTGCTGCACTGTCTCCGCGCAGCAAGCCCTCTAAGTTGAACTCTACCGTGATTCCTGCTGCCCGATCGGCCGCAGTGAGCAGCTGCTTCATCGCCGCTTGCTCGATCCGCTTAAGCCGACGGCGAAGCGTGAACTTCTGAAAGCCAAGCGTTTGCTGCTCGAGTCCGGTGCCCCAAGAGGTGCTATTCTCGGTGTGTCCGATCATGTGAGGCGGAACACCAAACACTCGGCAGATCTCCTCAACAGAGAAACGCCGAGTTTCGAGCATCTGAGCGTCTTCGGGAGACATGGTAAGCTGCGACCATTTGAGATTGCGGTCGAGTAGCATCGGGCGACCGGCGTTGACCGCACCTACGAATTTATCGTTGAGCAGCTGCTCCAACTCTCCACGCTGCTCGCCAGTGAGCGTCTCATCCGTGGAAAGCAGGCCTGATGGCCGTACACCGTTGGCGAACATCCCATTGGCTGCGCGCTCCGCATTTAGGGCTCCGCTGAAAACCTGACGACATGCCGAGAGAGTCGAAGTGCCGCCAAGAGCGTTCCCGCCGAAGCCGCGGATGTGGAACATGGACTCCTGCGCAACCCGTCGCTCTTTGCCATCTTGGCACCACAGATACTCGATCTGACCATCGCCCCGCCGCCGTGCCGTCACCAGGTCTGGTCGAATTGGGGTCAACGCGTACACAGACCCGTCAGCGCGCACCTCCCTTTCGGCGTAAGCGTTGCCCTGAAGCTCCACGCCAGCGCACATGAACTCCCAAAAGTCGACAGCCGTCTGGTCGTAGTTGGGGCTGTCGTGCAGGACGTTAAACAGTGGATGATCCCGGGCGACCGAACGGGCGCCGGCCTGGGTACGGTAGACCATGAGCGGGAGTGAAGCGATCGTGCCCGCAAGCAAGCCGACGCAGGCCCAAGTTGCAGAAAGTCCAGCTGCACTTCCCTGTGGCGCATCCATGTACTGAGCCAATGTCACCGTGTTGGTGGTGACATTTTCCCGGTTCTGAAAGGAAACTTCAGCACCGTCAAAGCCAGACGGTGTCGGATGGTTGTAAGTCGTAATCTCCTTGTACTCGACACCTGGGCGCTGCGCTTCAGCTGAAAGTACAGCGGCAGCAGCCCCCGCAGAAAGCCTGTAACCGTGCCGGACGATGTTCACGCTACTCGCATCCCAGCGATCCAATCATCGACCGAGATCTTGCCGTCGCCTGCCACCGGGTTGCGCTCCATCAGCTTTACGGCATTGAACAACGAGATCAGGGGATCGATCTTCGCCTTTCCTGCCGCCTCCTTGGTGATGTACACGGCATTGCCTCGCTGCTCGGCCTTGGCGTTACCAACGCACCAGGCCATCATGTCCGAACCGTCGTGACGCATCCGCCCGTCGCGCAACTTGCGCTCCGAACTCCACACCGCCGACGAAAGCTTGAAGCCTTGGCCGATGGAGACGAGTTGCTCCTCGGTCAGGCCGATCTTGATAAGCTCATCTACAAGCCCGCCGATGGCGAGCGGATCAAGGCCGACCGCGCCCTTGTCAGGCAACAGTCCGCTCTCCTTGACCCGCTTCAGTACGGTGGCCACCTCTTCGATGTCTTGGGTCGCTGTGTCGCACAGCGTCAGTGTACCCTCGCGAACGAAGTCTAGTAGGCGCGGAGCGATGTCCTTCCGCAGCGGCTCTTTGTTGTTGACCTTCTCGACGACGTTGCGCTGAACCCACGCATGGCTCCAGGTGAGCCAGTCGCCGGAATCCTTCTCACGGCCGGCCACCGTAAGGCCGAACAGGTCGTCTAATCCGCCGCCGTCCACGCCGCCGACTGCGACATCGCACCGGTCGAGCAGCTCCTGAAGCGTATCGACACGCTCAGCAGCAGCCAACTCCGGGTCGGTCGCGGTAAGCCAGTGATCCGCTCCGCGCCATCGTTGCGAGTGCAGGCCGAGGCCGATCTCGATGTTCAGGTGCTGCGAGGCCCAGCGAGCTAATTCGCTTGCGCCTTTTTCCCTGGCCTCGAAGAACTGGGGCCGCAGCAGATCGATCTGCACCGACTTTCCAAGGTTCGGCAGCACCATTGGCCAGCACCCCGGGTCCATCCAGGGCTGCTCGGGGTCCGTCTGAAACTCTTCCGGGAATTCGTAGAGGATGGGTAGCGTGGTCGCGCCCTCACCGGTCAGCAGGGCGTCCCGGATTGCCCGCGCTAGTTGTAACTCCTCCTTGAACACTCCTGCAGGCGGCTCGTCCGACTGCGTGGTGATCATGTAGAGGAACGCGGCCGGACGGGATATCATGCCGCCGTAGATCTGCCCCAGCACCCGGCTCGCGTAGTGAACCTTGCCGAGGATGTGGAGCTCGTCGATGATTGCACCCTTGGGGATGCCACCGGTCGAGACCTTCTCGTCGAACGTCTGCACCTTCAACGAGGACTCGGTCACCCGATCAACGATCGTTTTGAGGTGGGCCCGGATATGGAACCGCTGCCGAAGCACCGGGTCCGCCATGATCATGCCCTCGGCCTGGTTGAAGCCTCGCTGTGCGATCTCCTGTGTCGGGCCGAAGAGATAGTACGGCTGCCTTGGCTCCGGGTCCATCAGCAGCGCGGTGACGCCGATTGCCCCAGCCTTTGTCGTCTTCGAGTTCTTCTTCGGGACCAGCTCCAGGATCTTGCGTACCCGGCGCCGGCCGTCCGGCATTAGCGACCCGAAAAGCGCTGCGACGGAATCTCGTTGCCAGTCGCCGGCCGCGATCCGCATCTCGGGTTGGCCGCCCACGTCCGGCAGGCGTAGCTTGTTGAAGATCCGCACCGCACGGCTTGCCAGGGCGCGGTCCAAGGGGAGGTCAGGGATAAGGCTCCGACCCTCGCGTAGCCGGTCCTTCCAGTCCGGGCAGGCGAAGTTCCACTCGCTCGGGACCATCAGTTAGGCAGCGCTCCGCTGCCACCATGAAGCAATGGGCCCCAGCCATCGTCGCCCAACCCGGCATCGTAGGCGGCCTCAATGCGCTCCTGTTTCACACCCTTGCGTTTCTTGGCTTTGCTCGGCGCGACCGGAACAGGACCCAGCTGCGCCTTGTCCAGACGCTTCAGCAGCTTTTCGGTCGCGGAAGTCTTGCCCTCTTGCGACTGACGGTTCAGCCGCAAGAGCAGCTCCCCCTCAAGCACCAGGCTGGCATGCCGCTTCGCGCGCTGCACCTCCGGATGTGAAAAATAGTGCTTCTTCATCGTCGGCAGCGACACGCCAATCGCCGCCGAGCAATCCGCCTCACTCCGACCCATGCCGAGCAGGAGGATGATTTTCTCAAGGTTTTCAGCGGTTGGCGCGTGCTGCGGTCGCGCCTTCTCGCCCTTGTTCGCCGGCACCGGGTTCCCAAGCAGATCGAAGGGGAGCCATTGCGGCCTGTTACCCCTGCCTGAAACATCATCGGGCACGAAAAAAATCTCCGAATGGGACGGGATGCGGTGCAGGGACCGTCGCCCCTCCGAACTTTCGACCACCCCCCTACGGCAGTCAGCCGCGAATGCGTCGACCGAGGACTACCTGCTCGGGCCCACCGCCAATGGGCTGGTAGCGGATCACGTCGCAGTCAGTCTGCTCTGTCGCCACGTCGACGTCGCAGCCGATCACACGAGCGGCCAGCTTGATGAGCCATGCGCCCATACGCAGCCGAACAGATGTTTCCCGCTGGCCGGTCAGGACGACGTCTAGCCTGATGCCCTTCATGGCGTCAGGTAGGGATACTTCAGCCTTCATACTCGCAGATCCTTAGCTTCGGCCGCCGCGCGCCCGCTTGGCCTTCGCGTCGGCGGTCTTCCGGTTGTGGCAGCCGGTGCAGTACCA